AAACGCTGACATGGAAGCCCGTCCCCCAGCCCGTTCCCGAGAAGGAGCAAGCATGACCACCAAGATCGCGCAGGCGAAAGAACGCCAGCAGTACACCGACAAGCTGATCCCCAGCACGTGCAGCAACTGCGCGCACTTCCAGAGCAAGGTCGAAGAGAGGAAGAGCACCTGGGGCAACTACACGTGGACCCACGAATCGCAGCTTCGCTGCGGCATCGGCGGCTTCAAGGTCAAGAAGCTCGGCTCGTGCTCGGAATGGGCGGGGAAGGAGCAAGCATGAAGACCCAAGCCCAACGCATCGTCTGCGAGCTGCGCCGCGGCTGAAAGAAAGCGTGGCCGGCATGACACCAACACGCATCTTCAAGCCCCTGTCTCACACGTTCAGTTGCCTGCGCTGCTGCAAAGGTAAGCCGATGCTCGGCCGCAAGGCCCGGTTCGTGCTTGGCTGCAAAGGCTTCATCTGCGCAGACTGTGCGAAGAAAGAAGGAGCGCGGTCGAAGTGATGCCGGCCGCCAACCTGTCCACGCCGCTGGCGTTCGCACTCGAATACGCCAGGCTGGGCTGGTGCGTCCTGCCGCTTGAACCGAACGCCAAGCAGCCGTTGGGAAGGCTTGTGCCGCGTGGAATGCACGACGCCTCTACCGATACGGCCACGATTCAGTCGTGGTGGAAGTCCTCCCCACAAGCCGGCATCGGCATCGCGCTCGCGCAATCGGGCCTGGTCGCCATCGACGTAGACCCGCGCAACGGCGGCGCCGAGACGTTCGAGCAGCTGCAGGCCGCTCACGGCAGTCTCAGAAGCGACGTGATGGCCTTCACTGGCGGCGGGGGCGAACACCATGTCTTCCTCGTGCCCAGCGGTGCCGCGCTCAGCCTGCCCGGCACGCTTGGGCCAGGCGTCGACCTGAAGGCCAACGGCTACATCGTCGTGGAACCCAGCGTCCACCCGAGTGGCAAGCAATACGGCTGGGAGGCCAGCTCAAGCCCCTTGGACGGCGTGGTGCCGTCCCCGCTGCCTGACTGGCTGAGAAGTCTCAGGATCGAACTGCAGCGCCCCGCTCAGAAGCCAAACGATCAGCCCGTCGACCCGCAGCAGTCCAAGGACGTGCGGGAAGCCCTCTACCTGCTCGACGCCGACAACTATGACCAGTGGGTCAAGGCCGGCATGGCACTGCATTCCACGCGCTGGGGCTATCCAGCCTACGCGCTGTGGTGCGGCTGGGCTCAGCAGTCCGACAAGTTCGACTCCACCGACAGCCGTCGCAAGTGGGAAAGCTTCCATAGCGATGCGGAGCGCGGCCAGCTCGGCCTGACAATCACTTGGATCTTTGCCGAAGCTCAGCGCGCGGGGTGGAGGAACCCGGCGGCAAAGTTGGAAGAAGCACAGCGGCAACCAGCAGTTGACCCCGCCGGCCTGGTGCTGACGATCGAAGAACTGCACCAGCGCGCAGCCGCTGTCCGCTGGGCTGTGAAGGGGCTGGTGCCGGAGCAGGGCGTCGGCTTCATGTACGGCGCCAGCCAGACCTTCAAAAGCTTCATCATGCTCGACTACGCCCTGCACCGCGCCTATGGCATGCGCTGGATGGGCCGCAAGACGAAGCAGGCAACTCCCGTCTACCTGGCCGCTGAGGGCGGCGCCGGCCTCATGCGACGCATTGAGGCTTGGCACCAGGCACGCGGCATGGACTGGCGCAAGTGCCCCATGCGCGTTGTCGTGGTGGCGCTCACGCTGCGCACGCAGGCCAGCACGCTGCGCAAGGCGATCGAGCAGACCGGCGTCAAGCCAGGCGACGTGATCGTCGACACGATGAGCCAGACGTTCACCGGCAACGAGAACAGCAACGACGAAGTGGCTGACTTCCTGCGCGTGCTGGGGGCCGAATTGCGCGACGGCTTGGGTTGCACGGTCACTGTCGTTCACCACAGCGGGCACAGCGCCACCGAACGGCCACGGGGGGCCAGCGCCATCATCGCCAATGTCGACTACGCCTTTGGCGTCTTCCGCGATGAGAAAGCCATGCTGGCCCATTTCGAGGTCGCCAAGGTCAAGGATGCAGAACGGACAGAACCGCAGGTCTTCGATGTGACCGTGCAGGAGCTTGGCCGCGACGAAGACGGCGACCCCATCACAAGCCTTGTCGCCAAGCACGTCAACAACGCCGAAGCACTCCTTGGCGTTCATCAGCGAGAGATGCACGCCGGCCGCGGTGGACGAGAAGCCGTCCTGCTCAGCTTGGCAGAGCTTGGCATGAGCGAAAAAAGCCTACGCAAGGCCTTCTATGAGGCCCTGCAGAACCTCGATGCAGAAGCCAAGAAGAAGGCCTTCTACCGCGCCCGCGATGCCGCAATCGCTGCTGGCTTTCTGCATTTTGGCTTCGACGAAGTCGACAAGGAACGCCGTATCACCTTCAAGAAGGAGGTTCAGTAATGTCCCGTTTTTTCTTCAAAAGTGTCCCGAAAAACGGGACAAACAACCGGGACGGGACTCGCGCGCGCATAAGGGAATCGGGACATTGTCCCGTCCCGTTTCCCGTCCCGTTTTGCCCCTGGCCTGTCCCGTTTCGCTTCCCGCTTCACCTACTGCGGCTGAGGTCGATTGCGCTGGCCAGGTGGGTGATGGCGTATGAGTCCGAAGAAGGGAAGGGCGTCGCGTGCTGATCCTCACCATGCCCTGGCCGATCCTGAAGCCGCTGAGCCCCAACTGGCGCGGCCACTGGGCGCAGAAGGCCAAGGCCAAGCGTCAGCTTCGGGAGGCGTGGTTCTACCAAGCCCTCGAACAGGGTGCTCAGAAGATCAAAGCCGATGCGCTGACGGTGAGTCTGGAGTTCCACATGCCCGACAAGCGCGCCCGCGACCTAGACAACCTGCTTGCCTCATGCAAGGCAGGGCTTGACGGCCTGGCCGATGCATTGGGCGTGGACGACAGCAAGTGGAGCCTGTCGATCTGCAAGGCGCCAACGCACGGCGGGTTCGTCAGGGTGACTGTTGTCGAGGGCGCGGTTCGGGTTCTGAAATCACTGGAGCAAGCATGACCGTAGCTGAATTGATTGCCTACCTGCAAACGCAGCCGCAGGACTTGCAGGTTGCGTACCGCTGCTACAGCGAGCAGAGCCGGCTTGAGGCCTATGAGATCGAGATTGCTGAATTGTGTGAGCCGCGCCCGGACGGGTGGATTCAGAACAGGCGGCCCGACATGCCGACGCAGCGATACCTGCTGCTGCCCGGCAACTGAATCACTGGAGGCGACATGCGCCGCGCCACCAACCGCCGCCCCATCGAGCCCGTGCTGAGCGAGACGCGCGGCCTGATCTCGTGCAGTGGCAAGCGCTGCTACGAAAGCCAGCCTGTGGCCGCCAAGCTCGCCAAGCGCGTTCGCCGCAGCCGGGACCATGAGCGGGTGGAGGCGTATCACTGTGGCCATTGCAAAAGCTGGCACATCGGCAGCGTCCAGCCCAAACAGAAGATCCTCACCGAAGCCCGTCGCCGCAAGCAGGAGATCGCCGAATGAAGCTGGTCGCCATCAACGAACGCGGTCGCCGGATCGGGGAGGGCCACAACATGGCCAAGCTCTCGGATCACGACGTGGAGCTGATCTTCGGCTTGCTGGACGAGCGCGAGAAGATCATCAAGCGCTTGACCGAATACGGCCTGTGCTGGCGCGAGATCGAGCGGGCGCTGTTTGCCTCGCAACTGAGCTACGCCGGGATCGGGGAGAAGTTCGAGGTGACCAAGGGCTGCATCTGGCGAATCAGCGTCGGCCACCGGCGAGGGCAGTACCCGGCGAAGTGGAAGCGGCTGAAAGAGCCGGTGACGGCATGATGGGCGTTGACTTGATCGTCTGAGTTGGCACAAGGATTGCACTGTGAAAGTAACGCCTGAAAAGAAAGCCGCCTTTTGCGCCGCGCTTGCAGCGAGCGGCGGCAACGTCACGAGGGCGTGTGAAGCGATCGATGTTGCACGGCTCACCGCCTACCGCTGGCGGGCTGACGACGAGACTTTCGCTGCCGACTGGGATGAGGCTAAGGCGATTGGCCTGGAGGCTCTGGAAGACGAGGCTACCCGCCGCGCATTTGAGGGCACGCAGAAGCCGGTGTACTACCTCGGCGCCCAGGTCGGGACGATTCAGGAGTACAGCGACACGCTCGCCATCTTTCTGCTCAAGGGCGGGAAGCCGGACAAGTACCGCGACAACGCAAAGATCGAGCACAGCGGCACCCTGACGCTTGAGCAGGCGCTCGCACAGAGCTACGACAAGGCCGATGGCGGGTGAGTCCGATCTGCTGAGGCGGTGGCGGATGGACCCGCGGGCATTCGTCCGCGAGTGCTTCGGCGTAACCCCTGATGCTTGGCAGGACGATGCGCTCCTGGCGATGGGCGGGCCATCCAACCCGAAGCGCAAACTGTGCATGAAGGCCTGCACCGGCCCGGGGAAGTCGACGGTCCTGGCCTGGCTCGGCTGGCACCGGCTGGCCTGCCACGGCATCGCGGGCGAGCATCCCAAGGGCGCTGCGCTGTCCATCACAGCCGACAACCTCAAGGACAACCTGTGGTCCGAACTGGCCAAGTGGCAGGGCCGATCGCAGTTCCTCTCGCGCTACTTCAAGTGGACGAAGGAGAAGATTGCCGCCGTCGAGCACCCCGAGACATGGTTCCTGTCGGCGCGTTCCTTCGCCAAGGACGCCGACGCCGACGCCATCGGACGGGCGCTGTCGGGCCTGCACAGCCAGTTTCCCTTCGTGCTGCTGGACGAGACTGGAGACATGCCGACCGCGGTTGGCAAGGCGGCGCAGCAGATCTTCACCGGCAACCCGGTGGACGCGGCGGTGATCCAGGCTGGCAACCCCACGAGTTCAGACGGCCTGCTGTACGAGTCATGCAACACGGGCGCAGCCTCGTGGGTGATCATCACCATCACCGCCGACCCGGACGACCCTAAGCGCACCCCGCGGGTTTCCGTCGAGCATGCGCGGGAGATGATCGACACCTACGGGCGTGAGAACCCCTGGGTCATGGCGACGATCCTCGGCCTGTTCCCGCCGGCCGGCTTCCGCTCGCTGCTGGGCATCGAGGATGTTCAGGCGGCCATGAATCGGCACTACCGGGAGGCCGACTACCAAGCTGCGGCGCGCGTGATCGGCGTGGACGTGGCGCGCGAGGGTGATGACGCCAGCGTGATTCGTAGGCGCCAGGGGGTCGTGGCGCTGCCTCTGCGAACTGGTGACATCCTTCGCAACGCCAACGGGATCGACGGCGCTGGCCGGGTGTCCACCCTGTGGAAGGAGTGGGAGGCCGACGCCTGCTTTGTGGACAACACGGGCGGCTTCGGTGGTTCGTGGATTGACCAGCTCCAGGCCATCGGCCGTAGCCCGATCGGCATTCACTTCGCAGGCAAGGCGAACAGCCCGCGCTTTGCCAACCGGCGCGCCGAGATGTGGTGGCTCATGGCCGAGTGGGTGAAGAAGGGCGGGGCGCTACCTAACGAGCCCGAACTGGTCGCGGAACTGACCACGCCAACCTACTCATTCAAGGGCGACGCCATCCTGATCGAGCCGAAGGAGGAGATCAAGAAGCGCTTGGGCCGCTCTCCTGACCGTGCCGATGCCCTGGCGCTCACCTTCGCCATGCCGGTGACGCCGGCCCGGGGGGAGGAGTTCGAGCGGCGTGGACTTGACCGCGGAGCCCGTAAATACGATCCCTTCGATCGAAACAGACTGAGGTAGCTCGCCATGTGCTTCGGCGGCAGCTCTCCCAATCCACCGCCGCCGCCCCCGCCTCCTCAAGCAGCGAAGGCGCCTGACACCACGCCGCTGACCCGCCGCAATTCGGGCGGTGGTGGGCTTGCTACCCCGGCTGGCTCCACGATGCTGACCGGCCCGTCTGGCATCGCTGCGTCACAACTGAACCTCGGTGGCGTCACCCTGCTGGGTGGTGGCGGCTGATGGACGCACGCACCGAACAGCAGAAGATCCAGGCACGCAAGCAGGCGCTGTGGAACGAGCGCTCAAGCTGGGACACGCACTGCCAGGACATCGCCGACTTCCTGCTGCCCCGGGCGGCGCGGTTCAGCGACGGCGACAAGAACAAGGGCGGGGCGAGCCACTACAACTCAATCATTGACGAGACCGGCACGCAGGCCCATGGGGTTCTGGAAGCTGGTCTGATGGCCGGCATGACCAGCCCGGCCAGGCCGTGGGTGAAGCTGGCAACTCCCGACCGCGACCTGATGGAGTTCGCCCCGGTCAAGGTGTGGCTGTCCAAGGTGACGGCCAAGATGCTGGCCATCTTCGCCCGCTCGAACACCTACCGCGCCTATCGCTCGATGTATGGCCAGCTTGGTGCGTTCGGCACTGCGGCCAACTTCGTGGTGGACAACTATCAGACCGTCCTGCACAACTACCCGCAGGTGTTCGGTCAGTACGCGATCGGCCTGAACAGCCTGGGCAAGGCTGACACGCTGTACCGCACGATGACCATGAGCGTGGGGCAGGTGGTCGACATGTTCGGCCTGGAGGCCTGCTCGCAGACGGTGAAGAACCAGTACGAGAAGGCGAACTACGACGCTGATGTGCAGGTGCTGCATGCCGTAGAGCCGCGCCGGGACCGCAACCACGCCACGGCGGACAACCGCAACATGCGGTTCAAGTCCTGCTATCTCGAACTCGGCCGCGACGGTGAGCAGCAGTACCTGCGCGAGTCGGGGTTCAACTACTTCCCGGCTGTCTGCCCGCGCTGGCTGGTGGATGGGGATGACACCTATTCCTCGCGCTGGCCAGGGGCGATTGCCCTCGGCTCGGTGAAGCAGCTCCAGCAGGAGCAGCTGCGCAAGTCGACGGCCATCGACTACATGGTGGAGCCACCGATCCAGGTGCCCATGATGTACAAGAACCAAGCCCTGGACAGGTTCCCTGGCGGGGTGATGTACGTCGACATGGCGAACCCGCAGGCGACCATCAAGACCGCCTTCGACGTTCGGCTGGAACTGAATCATCTGCTGGCCGACATCCAGGACGTGCGCGGACGGATCGATCGCTCGTTCTTCGTGCAGCTCTTCCAGATGCTGCAAAACGACACCCGCTCGAACATCACAGCGCGGGAGATCGCCGAGCGCCACGAGGAAAAGCTCCTCATGCTCGGCCCGGTGCTGGAGAGCCTGCACAACGAGATGCTGCAACCGCACATCGAGATCACCTTCGCCAAGATGGTGGCCGCTGGCTTCTTCGCCCCAGGGCAGGAACTGGAGCCGCCGCCCGAGCTGAACGGCGTGGATCTGAACGTCGAGTTCATCTCCACCCTGGCCCAGGCGCAACGTGCTGTGGGCACCGCGTCCATTGATCGCTACATCGGGACGCTCGCCTCGCTGTCGACCATCAAGCCCGGGGTGCTGGACAAGCTCGACGAGGATCAGGTGGCCGATGTCTACGCCGACCAGCTTGGCATCGATCCGTCCATCGTGGTGAGCGATGACCGTGTGGCGCTGATCCGCAAGCAGCGCGCGCAGCAGCAGGCAATGGCGCAGGTGGCCGCAATGGCGCCAGCAGCCAAAGACCTGGCGATGGCCGGCAAGGCCGCAAGCGAGACCGACGCGGGCGCGATGAGCAACCTGATGTCGGCCTTCTCTGGCTACAGCATTCCCGGGATGTGATGGACGACTACGACCCGTTCCGGCCCGAGCTGGCCCGCGAGGATGTCAAGCGCACCGAGTTCATCGCATCAGAGCAGCAGCGCGACGATGTGCGCCGCCTGATGGCTGAACCATGGGGCCGGCGCCTCATGTGGTCGTGGCTCGAATTCTCCGGGCTGCGCCGCACGCCGATGACCGGCAACTCACAGACCTTCTTCAACTGCGGCATGCAGAACTTCGGGATCATGCTGGAGTCGCTGATCCTCGTGCACTGCCCTGAAAAGTGGTTGGAGATGCAGAAGGAAGCGGCCGAGCTTCTGGAGCGACAAGAGCCCAAGGCGCCCAAGCAGCGGCGTTGACTTGACGGGCAAGCGGCGCCGCAAAGTGCGCCGCCATGGACACACCATCCACTGAATCTCTGCTCGGCGGCGCTCAAGCTGACACTGCTGCCACGGGTGGAACTGCCGACGAAGTAACGGCGCAGCCTGCTGACAAGCCGCAAGGCGAAGCAGCACCGGCCTCTGGTGAAGGCCAAGCGAAAGAAGGCGAAGTTGTCGAGAGCAAGGAAGGCGAAAAGCCGGCCGGCGCTCCCGAGAAGTACGAAGCCTTCGCAGTGCCCGAGGGCTACACGCTGGACGAGGGCCTTGTGTCCGAGTTCGAGCCCACCCTCCGCGAGCTGAACCTCACGCAAGAACAGGCGCAAAAGGTCTTCGACTTCGCGCCCAAGTACGCGGAGTTCGTCAGCAAGCAGACCGCAGCCGCAGTGCTGGACCAACTGGGCATCGCAGACCGCGCGGCCTGGGTGGATCAGACCAAGGCTGACAAGGAAGTCGGCGGCGATTCGCTGCCCGAAAGCCTCGCGGTCGCCAAGAAGGCGCTGGACAAGTTCGCCTCCCCACAGCTGCGCGATGTGCTGTTCAAGACCGGGTTGACCAATCACCCCGAGATGGTCCGCGCCTGGGCGCGCGTCGGCAAAGCCATCAGCGAAGACTCGTTTGTGCCTGGCGGCAAGACCAAGACCCCGCCTCCGTACTACGAGAAATCGAACATGAACCCGTGACGGAGAACTGAAACATGGCAACCCTGACCGCCACCCATCCGACCCTGCTGGATTTCAAGCAGCGTCTGGACCCCAACGACAAAGTCGCCCAAGTCATCGAACTGCTGAACCAGCAGAACGAGATCATCCAGGACATCCCGTGGAAGGAGGGCAACCTCATCACCGGCGATGTGACCTCTGTTCGCACCGGACTGCCTGCCCCGACGTGGCGCAAACTGTACGGTGGTGTGCAGCCGGGCAAGAGCACCAGCGCTAAGGTGACCGAGGCCTGCGGCATGCTGGAAGCCTACGCCGAAGTGGACAAGGCGCTGGCCGACATGAACGGCAACTCGGCCGCGTGGCGCTTCTCAGAAGAGATGGCGCACATCGAAGGCATGAACCAGGAGTTCACCTCCTCGCTGTTCTACGCGGACGAACTGACCGAGCCCGAGGCTTTCACCGGCTTCGCCCCGCGCTTCAACAGTCAGTCGGCGGCCAACGGCGGCAACATCCTGACCTCGGCGGCCACTCCCGACAGCACCGACAACGCGTCGATCTGGCTGGTGGGCTGGGGCACGTTCGTGCACGGCATCTACCCCAAGGGCTCGAAGGCCGGCATCAGCGTCGAGGACAAGGGCCAGGTCACGATCGAGAACGTCGACGGCTCGAACGGTCGCATGGAAGCGTACCGCACGCACTACCGCTGGGACTGCGGCCTGGCCGTGCGTGACTGGCGCTATGTGGTCCGCATCAACTACGACCTGGAAGACATCGTCAAGTCTGGCGCTACCGGCCCCGTGCTGGCCGACCTGATGGCGAAGGCGATCCGTCGCATCCCCAGCCTGGGCATGTGCAAGCCGGTCTTCTACGCCAACCGCGACACGCTGGATGCGATCGACCTCCAGACCAACAACATGCCTCTGCTGGCGTTCCGCACCGTGGACGACGCGCAGGGCAAGCTGGTCACGTCGTTCCGCGGCATCCCGATCCGCCGCTGCGACGCGCTGCTGTCGAACGAGTCGGGCATCTGATCGAAAAGGAACAGACATCATGATCGTCGACACCTTCGCCGAATTCGGCGACAACAAGGCCCTGAACACCGGCGCTGCGGGTTCCTACCTGATCGGCAACGTCATCGACACTCTGCCCAATGCGGGCGGCGTGGGCGGCAACATCACCAGCAACCTCAGCGGCACCCGTCCGCTGTGGCTGGTGATCCAGGTGACCACCACGGCCACCTCGGGTGGCTCGGCCACCGGCCAGTTCTCGCTGTGCTCGGACGCGCAAGCGGCCATCGCGGTGGACGGCTCGCAGACCACGCACTACACCGGCCCGGCGATCGCTGTGGCCACGCTGGTCGCGGGCTACCGCTACTGCGTGGTTCCGCTGCCGGCCGGCACGTATGAGCGCTACCTCGGCATCGTGCAGACCACGGGCACGGCAGCGTTCACCGCGGGCAAGGTCGACATGTTCCTGACCGAGACGCCGAACATCTACACCAACTACAACGACGCGATCTGAACATGGAACTGATCGCGACCGAACCGGCGTTCTACAAGGGCCGCCGCCTCCGTCCTGGGCAGGAGTTCACCTTCGACGGCGACAAGCCGCCGAAGTGGGCTGCACCCAAGGACAAGGCGGTCCTGAAGCCGCAGCCGATGGCCGCGGACACCCGCCCCCTGGCGACGCAGAAGGCCGTGAAGAAGAAGATCGGCGAGATCAGCGAAGCGGCCTGAGCAATCGGCGCTGAATGAACTGGGCCGCCTCTGTGCGGCCCTTTTTGCAGGAATCGAGAGATGGCAAACGCAGAGTTCGCGCGCAGCTTCAAGTGGCTCAAGAGCGCAGCCGGGGCTTGGCTGGGGTACGTGTCCGGCGATGGCTCCGAAGTGGAGATGTTCAAGAAGGGCGCGCTCGCCTCGCGTCCGGCGGCCTCGGTCTACAACGTCGGCATGCGGTACTTCGCCGATGACGAGAACGGCGGAACGGAGTACACGAACTACAACGGCATCGCGTGGACGCAGACCTCGCCGGGGCTGACAGCCGAGGTGACCTACACCTCCTCGACCTGGGCGCTGCGCGGGACGGGCTCTTTCGTCGGGCAGATCAAGCGCATCACCGACCTCGGCAACAAGACGACCGTCCTTGCAATTTGGGATGGCACGTATTGGCAGCCCCTCGGCGGCGCTCAGACCATCTACGCCCTGGCCGCGCCGATCACCGGCGCTGCTGGCGCTTCCAGCGCGTGCACGCTGCCGAGCATCACGGTTCCGGCTGGCCTGCTCGGCATCAATGGTGGTCTCGACATCGAGATCGCAACGCACACGCTCAGCAGCACGGCGTCGGTTGCAAACACGGTCTCATACACCTTCGGTGGGTTCGAGCTGTTCGGCACCGACCGCACGACCAACCGCCGGATCTGGAACGCACGGCGGATCATGAACCGCAACGCCACCAACGTGCAGACGGTGTTCTCCAATGCCTCGGGCACTGGCGCGTATGAGCAGGCGGCCAACGACCCCAAGGAGACCACCAAGGAATCCGCCGCCGACATCGCAATGGCCGGCTCGGCGACTGCCACCCACGCCAGCAGCATCACGAACCGCGTTGACGAGTTCCGCGTTCGCTGGATCGGGGGCTGAAGATGGCTGCCATCTCGCTGCCCTTCGGCCGCCAGGTCAACATCATCAACTGGCGCGGAGATGACCTCCCGTGGAACTCCGACCTTGGCCTGCTTCAGGTCGGGCAGGGCCAGTACCTCGGCGGCTGGGTCAAGTTCAACAACGGCGGCGCTGTCACCTCCCTGTGCGGCCCTGGCCGGATGGCTGGCTTCACCGGGCGCATGCCGCAGACGCACCGCATGTGGTCGAACGACACCGGCGAGGACGTGGATTGGCTGATCACCTACTTCGCCGACCTCGCGCGTCGCGGCTACACGAATTTCGTGGGGGGCAAGCTGCTGAACGGCTACGGCGAGCCGCCGCAGAACAACGGCAACTTCACCATCCCGTACTCGTTCCCCGAGATCGGCATCCACAAAGCCAAGATCATCTACGGCTCGCCGCAGTATGGCCTGGGGGCGCCGAACGACAACAACGGCAACCAATACATAGACGAGGCCGGGAACGTCACCGGCGACAAAGACGCCGACGTGGGGGATGCCTTCTACTACCCAGATCTGTGGCTGACCCACGTCACCGACTTCCTCGCTGGCGTTCCTGTTGGCCAGCCGTGGTCGATCTACATCGGCGACAAGGCCAGCCACATTCCCATCACGCCGGCCACGCGGTACGAGAACACCTCGATCACCTGGGATGACAACCCGGCCTTCGGGGTTGACCCCACGGGCGGCGTCACCCGTCAGCCGCAATTCATCATCGACGACGCTGAGGCCAACTGGGGGCAGAGCAAGCAAGACGAGGTGCGCGCTGACAACCTCGAACGACTGCGGACGCTGCGGGCGAGCGATGACTCGCTGAAGGGTTTGATTGACCTGGTGGTTGCTCGCGGTGAGCTGGAGAACACGCTGATCATCATCAGCGGCGACCAGACCGACTACAGCGGCGAGCTGCGCCAGGCCGGCGGCAAGGGCACGAACCACTGGGCGGCCAATGCCCTGAACCTGCGGGTTCGTCGGCCTGTCGCTGCAAGCAGTCCGAACACGACGTGCGAAGCGCTGGTGTGCGATGCCGACATCGCCTCCACGATCCGCCACGCCTGCGGGGCTGTTGCCAAGTACGGGGAGGATGGCATGTCCTTCGTCAACCAGTTGTCCACCCCGACCATGCCGTTTCGGCAGTCGCGGCCGTACTTCAACCTGTTCAAGAACCCCGAGGTGGCTGGCCTCATCACTGGCGGCCCGGTGACCTACGGCAAGGGTGTTCCAGATGGCGGCTACCCCAACGAGGAGTACACCTGGACCGACCGATATTGCACGGTGAACGCTGGCAAGAACGCCGATTACCGGCGCGAGGTTGATGCCTTCCTCGACATCTTTGGGCGGACCTGATGGCTTCGGACGTAGACATCTGCAACCTGGCCCTGAGCCACTTCGGCCAGGACGCCAACGTGACTTCGATCGTCACCCCAGACGGTCCCGATGCGGAGCACTGCAAGCGCTTCTACCCGATCGCACGGGACGAGATGTTGGAGGAGTTCGATTGGTCCTTCGCACGTAAGCGAGGCACGCTGGCCGCGGTGACGAACGACCGCGATGACTGGGCTTACAAGTTCGCCCTGCCTTCGGACTGCCTGAAGGAGCGCCGCGCCCTCCCCGAGGGCTACGCCGACAACCTGGCCGACCTGATCGAGTGCGAGCGCGAGGGGGATTACCTCTACACGAACGAGGAAGTCACGACGCTGGTCTACACCAAGCGCCTGACCGACACTACCAAGTTCTCGCCGCTGTTCGTCACGGCGCTTTCGTGGCGGCTCGCGTCCTACCTGGTGGGGCCGATCACCAAGGACGTTTCAGGGACCAGCCAGACCCGGCTGCGGCAGACCTCCGAAGCCCTGCGGCTGCGCGCGTCGACCTCTGACGCCAAGCGCGACCGCAAAGAGCCGGAGTACACGAACACCGCTCAGAGGGCTCGCTGATGGCGGCGGGGAATGTTCACCCGCTGATCCGCTCCTTTGCTGGCGGCGAGATCACCCCGGAGATGTTCGGGCGGCTGGACCTGGACAAGTTCCAAACCGGGGTGGCAAGGGCCAAGAACATGCGCATCCTGCCGCACGGGCCAGTTCAGAACCGCGCTGGGCTGAAGTACGTTCTTGAGGTGAAGGACATCTCCCGAGCGGTGCGGGTGATCCCGTTCGCCTACTCGGCCAGCCAGACCATCATGCTGGAGTTCGGCCACCAGTACGTGAGGTTCCACACCCAGGGTCTGACGCTGCTCGAAACCGGCCTGGCCATCACCGGCATCACTCAGGCGAATCCTGGAGTCCTGACCTACACCGGCTCAGACCCCGCCAACGGGGATTGGATGTACCTGTCCGGCATCGTCGGCATGACCGAGCTGAACAGTCGGTTTGTGAAGGTGGCGAACGTCAACGCTGGCGCCAACACTTTCCAGCTCACCGACATCCACGGCGGCGCCAACATCAACACCACGGACTTCACCGCGTACGCCAGCGGCGGGACGGCGGCCAGGGTCTATGAGATCGCCTCACCCTTCGTCGAAGCCGACCTGTTCGATTTGCACTACACGCAATCGGCGGATGTGCTCACGATCACGCACCCGAGTTACGCGCCTCGTGAGCTTCGGCGCACTGGCGCCACGAACTGGGCTTTCACCTCGGCGTCGTTTGCCCCGGCCATCGCAACCCCAGCCGGGCCGACGATGGCAACGGGCGGGCCAGGAGGCGGCACCCCGATCGTTCACACCTACACCACAACCGCGGTGTCGGCCGACTCATATGAGGAGTCGCTTGCCTCGCCGACCGGGGGCGCCAACGTCGACCTGACCGTTGCCGGCAACTACGCATCAATCACGCCTGCGGCGGTCGCTGGAGCGGTTCGCTACAACATCTACAAGGAGGCGAACGGTGGCCTGGCGGGCTACATCGGCCAGTCGGACGGGACGGCGTTCCTTGACTACAACGTCACCCCCGACATGAGCCAGACGCCGCCGGAAGCGAACACGCCGTTCGCCTCGTCGGACAACTACCCGTCGACCGTGACCTACATCGAGCAGCGGCGTTGTTTTGCCGGGACGAACAATCGGCCGCAGCACATCTGGATGACGAAGTCAGCGACCGAGGGCAACCTGTCGCAATCGGTCCCGTTGCGCGACAACGACGCCATCATCCTGCGCATCGCCGCCAGCCAGCAGAACCGGATTCGCCACGTCATCGGGCTGGGGGATCTGATCGCGCTGACCGCCGGTGGCGAGTTCCGCCTCTACGCAGCCGGCACCGATGTCCTGACCCCATCCAGCACCACCCCGAAGCCGCAGAGCTACGTCGGGGCTTCCAACGTCCAGCCGGTTGTGGCTGAGAACGCTGTTCTGTACGAGCAAGCTTCAGGCGGCCACATGCGGGAGTTCGCCTATGCGGGCGACGGGTTGAACGGGGCGCTCTACAAGACTAACGACATCAGCATCCTCGCGCCGCACTTGTTCGACGACTACACGATGACTGACATCGCGTTCAGCCGGACGGCATCCTGCCCCTCTCTGATGGTGTCTCGCAGCGATGGAAAGCTGCTGACGATGACCTACGTGCCAGGGCAGAACGTTCGCGCCTGGTCGTGGTGGGAGACCAATGGCGAGTTCGAGTCGGTTTCGTGCGTGACCGAAGGGGCCGAGGATGTTGCCTACTTCGTGGTCAAGCGCACGATCAACGGCCGGGAAGTGCGCAACATCGAGTGCGCCCACACCCGCCGGTTCACCGAGAAGGAGGATGCCTTCTTCGTCGATTGCGGACTGACCTATGACGGGGCTGCCGCAACCACCATCAGCAACCTCTGGCACCTCGAAGGAGAAACGGTGGTGGCCACTGCTGATGGTGCAGTTGTCCGGAACCTGACTGTGGAGGATGGGCAGATCACACTTCCAGCCGCCGCGCAGAAGGTGCACATCGGGCTGTCATACACCTCGAACATGAAGACGCTTCCCCTGTCCTGGCAGGCTGACGGCTACGGGCAAGGCATCGTCAAGAACATCAACCGGGTGGGTGTTCGGGTGTCCAACTCCAGCGGGGTGCGCGTCGGGCCGGCGGACGGCACGCTGTACGAGATCAAGCAGCGGACCACGGAAGTCTATGGAGCCGCACCTGAAATGCTCCAGGGCTGGCAGCACACCAACATTGCCCCCAAGTGGGACGCCGATGGCGCGGTGGAGATCGAGCAGACAGACCCGCTGCCGGTGACCATCCTGGCGATGGTGCTGCATGTCTCGGTTGGCGGTTGAGTTCAGGGCGCCCAGGGCAGGTGATGTAGACGCCCTCCTGGCGAACCTTCGCCCCGAAGACCAAGCCGAGGTTGACGCCCTCCTAGGCCCGGGCGAGATCGCCAAGAAGCTGCCCGACAGCGTACGGGATTCCATCCTGTCCTGGACCGTGGAGGCTGATGGGGAGGTGGTCTGCATGCTCGGACTCACCGCTGTTTCCTTGCTCGGGGATCACGGCGTTCCGTGGATGCTCGGGACGCCCCTGGTTGACGTGCATCGGCGTGGACTTGTTCGTATCGCGCCTTCCTACATTGCCCGCATGCTGGCGATCTATCCGACGCTGCTGAACGCTGTCGACGCGCGAAACACGAAGGCCATCGGCTGGCTGAGGCGCGTCGGCTTCACCCTTCTTCCGCCCCAGCCACTGGGCGTTGCCGGCTTGCCGTTCCACATCTTCTTCATGAACCGCCATGTGTGAGCCGACCACCATCGCGCTAGTTGCCGCCGTGGCAATCTCGGCGGTGTCTGCCTATTCCTCGGCTGAAGCTCAGAAGAACCAGGCCGAGTACCAGTCGAAGGTTGCCAAGAACAACGCCAAGGTTGCGGAGTGGCAAGCGGCTGATGCGAAGGCCAGGGGCGATCAGGAGGCGGCCAACGTCAGGCGGAAGTATGCGGCGCTTCAGGGTACGCAGGCGGCCTCACTCGCAGCTCGGGGCCTGGACATCAGCGAGGGATCTGCAAACGCGATCCTGACGGACACCGACTTCTTCAGCGCCTACGACCAGAACGTGACGCGCTCGAACGCCGAGCGGGAGGCCTGGGGCCACAAGGTGCGGGCAGGCAACTTCGCCGGGGATGCGGCCTACTACGGCTCCGTCGCCGACGCACAGAACCCGCTGCTGTCGGGTGTGCTGGCGGGGGCGCAAACGTACTTCGGCATGGGCGGCTACCGCAGCAAGGCCCCGGCCGGCCAGGGCACCGACCTGATGGGCTCTGCAACCTCTGTTGACCCGAGCTGGTACGGATGAAAGTTCCAACCGTAGACGGCCCGAGCGTTTCCCAGCAGGCCGCCCCAAACGCCTACCAGACCGCGCCCCAAGGCGGCGGGGCTGCTGCTGTCCGCGCGCAGCAGTTCGGCCAACTGGCGGGGACGGTCGACGCCTACGCGCAGCACGTCCAGCGCGAGCAGAACAAGGCAGACCTCGATGCGGTGTTCCGCTCAGAAACCGCACTGAAGGACGACTACCTCACGTTTGAGCGCGAGGAACTGGGCCGCAAGGGCATCGATGCCAAGGGCGCTGCGGAGCGCGCAGAGAAGTGGTGGGGCGAGGCCAGGCTGAAGTATTCGGAGGGCCTGAGCGAGCGCGCGCAGATGGCGTACCGCCGCAGCTACACCCAGTTGCGGCAATCCAGCGCCAGCACCCTCATGCGCCACGAGCAGGTGCAGACCGATGCGGCATTGGGCGAGTCCGCTCAAGCCCGGGTGTCCACAGCCGTCCAGATGGCGACCGCCGATCCTTCTCCCGAGCGGCTGGAGAACTCGCGCCGCGAGATCACCGAAGCGGTGAACATCGTCGGGAAGATGGCCGGGCTTCCTCCTGAAGCCATCCAGGCGAAGCTGAACGAGTCCATGACCATGATGCACTCTGGCGTGGTCATGCGCCTGCTTGACTCCGAGAAGACCGACGACGCCAAGGCGTACTACTACACCCACAAGAAAGAGATCGACGGCGGCACCCAGTTGACGATCGAGAAGGCGCTGGAGCGAGATGGGCGCTTGCAGAAGACGCAAGAGGCCGCGGACGGGATCATGCTCAAGTTCGGGGACCTCGGCTCAGCGATGGAGCACGTCGAGAAGGCCTATGCCGGGGAAGACGAGAAGCTGATCAAGGCCGAGGTTCAAAGCCGTTTCACCACGCGGCAGGCGGCCAGCAATGCCATGTCGCAGAAGGCCTATGAGTCGAGCGTCCTGGCGGTGGCTGAAGGGCGGAAGGTTCCGGCCAGCCTGTGGACGCAGATGGACGACGGGCACAAGGCGGCCATCATCGATCGACAGCGGGCCGAAGCCAAGCGCCGGGAAACCGAAGCGGCAGGCGGAAGCGTCAAAACCGTCTTCACCGAGTGGGACAAGCTGAACCGCATGGTGACCGACGACCCGAAGGCGTTCGCCGCCTTGGATCTGGAGCGCTACTCGGACAAGGTGAGCCGGCAGGATCTGATGGAGTTCGCCGGGGTGCAACGCAAGATCAGGTCCGGCGACGACAAGCCGATCAAGGATGCCGCCACCCTGGCGCAGCAGATCGACGTCGTTCAAGACCAACTCAAGATCAAGCCGAACACCCCGCAGAGCGCCACCCTTCGCAAGGCCGTCAATGACGCGGTGAACGTCGAGCAGCAGCAGAAAGACAAGGTGCTGACCTACGAGGAGCGCCAGAAGGTGATCGACCGGACGGTGATGGAGTTCGCTGTCCCCGGCACCTTGTGGGACAGCACCAAGCGCGCCTACGAGATGACGCCAGAAGAGAAGGCCAAGGCCAAGCCGAAGATCAGCCCTGCCGACCGCTCGGCGATCGAGGCGAAGCTGCGGGCCGCTGGCCGGCCGGCTGACGAAGCCGCGGTGATGGAGTGGTACCGCCGCTGGAAGGGGCTCTGATGGCGTCGTTCGACGAATTCTTCGACGCTGAAGAGAAGCGCGTCAAGCAGGCCGATGCGCAGCGCATGGTGCCTGGAAGCCCAGCCAACGATGCCGGCTTCGATTCCTTCTTCGACCAGCAGCAAGGCGTCCAGCGCCGGGCCAACCTGCGGGAGGCGGCTGCAACCAGCCCCGAGCAGGCAGGAGAGGCCGCACGCCTGGCCAAGCGCTATCCGGCCCCCGAAGATGTCCTGCTGCGCAACCTGCGGGACGTGCAGATTCAGGCAGCGGTCGAAGACGCAGATCAGCGGCTGAAGACCTCCCCGAAGCTGGCCCAGGCGCTTGGGGACAAGCCATTCCTCTACAAGCAGACGGCGGATGATGTGCCCGTCTTGGCCTCGCTGGAGCAGTTCGCCGCAGACACGTGGGGCTCGGTCAAAGCAGGCACGTACAGCGCCAGCCGCGGGGCGGGCGGGTTTTTCCAAGGCGGGTTTGAGCTTGTCGCACCGCTGCTTGACGTTCTGGAGAACTACCCGGAGGTTGGCGGCAACCCGCTTCGCCGCGTCGCCGAAGGCTTCTCCATGCTCGGGGAGGCCAACAAGCAGAGCGCTGCTGCTGTGCGCCCGAAGACTGACGGCCCGCTGGAGGGTGGTTTCCAGTCCGGCATCGAGTCGTTCACGCAGAACGCGATTGCGCTGCCGGCTGCGTTCCTGAACCCGTCCGCCAGCTTGGCGATGATGACCGGCTTCACGGGCGGCAATGCCTACGAAGACGCCCGGGCCAAGGGCCTGCCGATGTCGCAGGCGCTGCCTTACGCCACCAGCCAGGCGGCTATCGAGTACGCCACCGAGAGGCTGCCCCTCCTGAAGCTGATCGGGGATGTCAAGGCGGGCACGCCGTTCCTGAAGACGCTGGCGACCCAAGCTGCATTGGAGATCCCCGGCGAGCAGGTGGCTACCGTCCTGCAAGACCTGAACGAGTGGGCCGTCCTGAACCCGGAGAAGCCGTTTGCGGAGTACGTGAAGGAGCGGCCGAACGCGGCCCTCCAGACCCTCGTGGCGACGGTGGTTGGCACGGGCGGGAACGTCACCCTGACGACGGCGATCGAGAAGGCCGTCAACACGGTGGCCAAGGCCGGACAGCAGCAGGATCAGGCGCAGCAGTTCTCCGAAGCGCTGGGCAAGATGCTGGAGACGGCCGAGAAGTCGAAGCTACGCGAGCGCAACCCGGAAGACTTCCACGACCTGATGGAGAAGGTTGTTGGCGAAGGCGAAATCTACGTAGATGCCGAGGTGCTGAACCAGCTTCCCGTCGAAGATCAGCAGGCCCTTCCCCCCGCCGTCATCCAGCAGGTGCCTGCGGCCATCGCTTCGGGCGGCAGCATCGCCATGAGCATGGCCGACGTGCTCACCCTGGCCCCGGGGACGCCGCTGCAAGACCTACTCCTGAAGAACGCCCGCGCGACCCCTGACGCGCCGAGCATGGCCGACGCCTCCCAAGCCGACGAGCAGGCGAAGGAGTGGACGAAGGCCGAGGGCGAGCGAGTGGTGAACGATGCTTTGGCGCAGCAAGAGGCTGTCGCCAGCGCCGAGGCCGTCAAGCAGCAGGTGCTGGAGCAGTTGAACACCGCCGGCCGATTCCGCCCTGCCGTGAATGAGCAGTACGCCACCTTCGTGGCTGCGTTCTATTCGGCGATGGCCGGCCGGGCGGGCGTGACGCCGCAGGAACTGGCGGCGAAGTACCCGCTGCGGGTGGTGTCGACGCTTGCTCAAGAGCAGGCGCTCAACCAGAATGGGGACGATGGACAAGCAGCTGGCGCAACTGAAGCAGATCTCCCAGGCGAACAGCCAACAGTGGCGGGAGGCGTTCGAGAAGCCGGCGAACGACCCGCAAATCCTGCTGGCGGCCGATCGGCTGATGCGGCTGCTTCAGTTGAAGACGCCGCGCCTGTTCGACATGAAGCGCTAGCCCAAGGCGCCCGCGGCACCTTCAGCCCGAGCCGGCTGGAGATCGCGCTCGGCTCGAATGCCGACCTCAGCACCTTCCTGCACGAGACCGGGCATTTCTTCCTGGAGGTGGCCGCCGACATGGCGAGCCAGCCCAATGCCCCGGCAGACCTCCAGAAGGACATCGCCACGCTGATGCAGTGGTTCGGCGTTCCAGACGTGCAGACGTGGAACGGCATGAGCCTTGACCAGCAGCGGCCGTATCACGAGCGCTTCGCCGAGTCGGTGGAGCAGTACCTGATGGAGGGCCGCGCGCCGAGCGTGGAACTGCTGCCGGTCTTCCGCCGCTTCCGCACTTGGCTGGCCAGCGTCTACAAGTCGGTGCAAAACTTCCTTGGCAACAAGAAAGACAGCCCCATCCAGCTCAGCGACGAGGTGCGGCAAGTGCTGGACCGCATGCTCGCCAGCCAGGAGCAGATTGCCCAGGCCGAAGAGGTGGCCGGGCTTGTCCCCGACGAAGAGGCCACCCAGCGAGCCGTCGAGAAGCTGACGGCCCGCTCGCTGCGTGACCTGAAGTGGACGGTGGGGGCGCGCTCCAAGGCAATCAAGGCGCTTCAGGCTGAGGCGAAGTCAACCCGCAAGGCGGTGGAGGCTGAGGTTCGCGCGGAAATCGAGGCGCTTCCTGCCATGCAGGCGAAGGTGGCGCTCAAGGGCAAGACCCTGGCCGCCGATGATCTCGAACTGGTGGCGGTCACCTTCGGCTTCGATTCGGCCGATGCGATGCTTCAGGCGATCGACGCCCTTGGCTCGAAAACTGACCTCGTCAAGGCCATGACCGATCAGCGCATGCTGCAAGAGCATGGCGACCTGATCGATCAGCAGGCCATCGAGCAGGCGGCGAATGAGGCGGTCCACAACCAAGCTCGCGCCCGCGCCCTGGCTTCTGAGCTTCGGACTCAGGCCGAGGCCATGAACCAGCGCCAGGACACCGGCCGGACCACAGCTGACGGCCGGCGCATCACTGTCAACGCCATCGTCGCAGCAGCAAAGCAGTTCGGCGCCAACGTGGTCGACGGCACGCTGATGAAGGACCTTCGCAGCCGGGCCGCACAGCACACCGCAGCGGAGCGCCGGGCCGCGTCGAAGTGGATGGAGGCCACGAAGGGCGGGAAGACTGCCGAAGCCATCAAGGCCAAGCAGGATCAGGTGCTCAACAACGCCGCCGCCCGGGCCGCGCTGGAGGCCGCTGGGCGCGCCCGCCGGGATCTGGACTACCTGCGCAAGTTCGACCGCCAGACGGTGCGTAAGAACCTGCCCGCCGAGTACCTGGAGCAGATCGACCAGCTACTGGAAGGTGTCGACCTCAAGGCTTCCACGACGAACAAGGAGCTGGAGCGCCGCAAGTCCCTGCGCGAGTGGGCGCAGAACCAGGAAGACCTGGGCCTGCCGGTCAACGTCCCCGAGGAACTGCTGGACGCGGCAAACCTCAAGTCGTGGAAGGAGATGACCGGGGCGCAGTTCGCCGACTTGGTGGACGCTGTGAAGAACATCGAGCACCTAGGCCGGCTGAAGAACAAGCTGCTGACGCTGAAGGACAAGCGCGCCTTCGACAAGCTGGCCGAGGAAGCGGCGGACACCATCATCCAGCACGGCGGCAAGCCGAAGAAGATCGAGCTGGAGGGCCGCAACCGCGCGGTTGCCCTGGCTTCTGGCTTCGCTGCCAGCCACCGGAAGATGGCGAGCCTTGTGCGCCAGATGATGGGCGGCAAGGATGGCGGGGCTCTGTGGGATGCCCTGATTCGGCCCATGAACGAGGCCGGCACCCAAGAGGCGGTGATGATCGAGCAGGCCACCATCCGCCTGCAAGAACTCTACAAGCCGGTGTTGAAGCTCGGGTTGACCGGCGACAAGCAGTTCATTCCCGAGATCGGCGCGAGCCTGTCCCGAGGTGGCCGGCTGGCGGTTGCCCTGAACTGGGGCAACGCACAGAACCGCCAGCGGGTGATGGGTGGCGACAACTGGACGGCTGAGCAGGTGGGCGCCATTCTGTCGCGCCTAACCCCTGTCGAAGCCCAGTTCGTGAATGACGTGTGGGCGTACCTGGACAGCTACTGGCCCGAGATCAAGGCCAAGCAGGAGCGCGTCTCCGGGGTGGTGGAAAAGAAGGTGGAGGCCGAGCCATTCACCCTGACCCTGGCTGACGGGTCTACCGTGCAGATGCGCGGCGGCTACTACCCCATCAAGTACGACACCGAGCGCTCCACCAAGGCAGAAGCCCAGGAAGCGGCCGAGGTCGCGAAGGACATGATGCGCGGCGCCTTCACCCGGGCGACCACCCGCAGGGGCCACACCAAGGCTCGGACGGAAGAGGTGAACCGCCCGGTACGCAAAGACCTGGATGTGATCACCCAGCACGTCACCCAGGTGGTGCACGACCTTGCTTGGCACGAATGGGTGATCGACGCCAATCGCATCCTGTCCGACAAGCGGATTGAAGGCGCGGTGCGCACGTACTACGGCCACGACGTGCTGCGCACCATGAAAGACGACGTGGCCGGCATCGCCACGGCCGATGTCAAGGCGCAGACCGCGGTGGACAAGGGGCTGCTGTTCGCACGCTCGCAAGTCTCCAGGGCCACCATGGGCCTGTCTTTCACGACGGCGCTGCTGCAACCGTTCGGCCTGACCCAATCCATGGTTCGCATCGGCACGGCGCACGTCCTGCGTGGCGCTGCGCAGTGGGCCGGCGATGCCGCGCGGATGCGCAACACTATGAAGCAGATCGGCGAGAAGTCCGACTTCATGCGCCTTCGGTCGAAGACCATGAACCGGGAGATCAGCGAGATCACCCAGCGCGTCAATGGCCGGTCGAAGGTCATGACGGTGATCGATTCGGGGCTGTTTGTGCTCACGACGAAGATGCAGCTCGTGGCCGACATCCCCACCTGGCTCGGGGCGTACAACAAGGCGATCTCTGAAGGATTGGACGAAGACACCTCGGTTGCTCGGGCTGACCAGGCTGTTCTCGATGCCCAGG